GCCTGCAACTATCTCTGTGTCATCTCGAGTGACAAGAACTAGATCATCGCCGTCAATATGCCCGTCAACGATAGTTGAATTCTCAATGTCAAGCATTCTTGCGGCGGTAAAACCGGTTACGGTAGCCATATGTCCTCCTCGTTCTTGTTGGAGCTGCTAATTTCGTATGTATCAGCATCAAGATATACAGCAGTATCTGATGTGATCTCGAACGTTGTGGAATCGAGCATTGTGATGTAGCCCTCGAACTGACTTGATGCCGTCCAGGTTCCATCACCGTTATCTTTGATAACCAAACGATTCCATTTACGAATAAATGCGCTCAAACCTTCTAACGAAGGAAGTCTTGCGTCGTTTGTTTCATCTCCGTAGAGAACTTCTTCAATGTCTGCCAACAACAAAGGGTCTAATTTGCGTGTGTCAATTATCACATAAGACGTTGGTTTAAACTTTCCAATGTATTCGGGAACAGTCGTCAATTCCCATTCAAACTCAAGAGGGGATGAATCATCAGAAAGAGTTCTGTGTTCTCTTTCAGATGGAACAGCTGTAATGTTCCATATAATGTGAATCTTGTAGCCTTCGTCTATGTCTGTGTCGCTACTAACCCTTGTGCGATAACATAGATGAAATGTGCTGGTTGGCTGGCCAGTGATTAAAAGACCCGTTTGGTCTTCTAAAGTTCCTTCAAAGCGAAGAAACTCCTCCGGGTATGTAATCGCTCGTAGAACTGCTGAGAAATCTCCTCCAAACACAATGTCGTTGATCTTGATCCCATCAAAGTACGTTGGTTCAACATCAACTTCGACCGCTTGTTCAACGGATGTCAACCCATTCCAAGCAACCCCAATTCCGTTAGGGAAGTATAGAACGCCCCGATCTAATCCTGTTTCATAGATTCGATCACCAACATTGTCCCAGGTTAGAGTCGTCATTGGGCCTCCTCTCAGCCACTAGTTCCGTATTGTTGCCTTCTTTGAGCATTCAGCTCTCGATTTCGTTGAGCCATTTCGCTCTTTGACATCTTCCTTGGCTTCGAATTCTTCATGTTACAGATTCGGATCAATGAGAAGAGCCTATTCAGATGCCAACGTTCAGTTTCGAACGGTATGCTAAATGAGACCATCCAAAAGTAGATTAGTTCAGAGGTAATTATTTCTGGCCTATGACGACCTTTCATCTCCGGCATAACCCCAAACGTAGTCGCCGATTGTTTGGATTCAATGTAACCATTAATGGCGTCTAGATTCTCTCTAGACAATCGTCTAGAGATGTCTGACGGAAAAGTTTGATTGAGAATCATTGCGTGCACATACCATAGAATCTCATCCGAACTCTTGTTCTCTTTTGCCAAGAACGGTTTCTCAAATTTTGCCTCCCATTTTGACACGGAGACGAGAGAATGCTCCAGCTGCAATGTAATTGGTTCAACAGACATAAACTCTGATGTCTCTTCGTTGAACACTTCATCACCAGATACAAATAGTGTAAGCATTCTCTAATCTCCTAAGTCAAATCAGGCTTCGAACGCCGCAATCACCGCATCTGGTGTTGGGAGCGACGGAACCACAGCCGTATCACCGTAGATGATCAACTCGAAGGCCGTAAGGTCCGCTGGGGCAACGGTCCTCGAGTCGATGACGATGAGAGAGGTTGGCTGATGACCGGTCACCGGTGCTGGGTTGGTTGCAACCTCCCAGCTGAAGGTGATGGCCTCTGGGCTATCGTTGATGGTGTTGTATGCCTTCTCCGACGGGCTGGCCTGGCATCCGTACACCAGGTGAATCTTGTAGCCGTGGGAATCGCCGTCAAGGTCGTTGCCGATACGAGTCCGGTACGACAGGCCGAAGGTCCTTCGGGGCTGTTGACCGAGCACGACGCCAGGCTCCGGCGTAGCAAGACCATCGAACTGAGCGAACTCATCCGGATAGGTGAACGCCTCGATCGTGCAGGCGAACTCCTCAGCCGAGAAAAGGTTCAGGTACTTGATGTTGTCGGCATACTGAGCGGAAGGCTCCGCCCCAGAAGGCGTTTCCGAAACGGCCGTGAGACCGTTCCAAGCGACGCCGCTGGCGTAAACCCCGGAAACATCCGGAATGTAAAGGACGCCGTGATCGACACCGGTTTCGTAGAACCGATCTCCAATTGCGTCCCAGGTGAGTGCTACCATTGTACTTCCTCCTAGAAGAAGAGTCTAAAAACGTCGTGGTTGAGGTTGTCAGCCGTGAAGAATCGGTCATAGCTGCATTTCGGCAACTCAGAAACCTTTCTTGGAATGTCACTGTCAGGATCCCGGTCAATGACCGTCACTTGATAGCGAGTTTCGATAGAATACGGCTTGTCGTCTGCAAATTCGGTCCGAACTGTGTCTCTGCTATAAACAATGCACGGATAACTCATTTGCTTGGAAGGTGGTGGCTGGAAATACACATTATCTGAGCCAAGTAAATCGACCAAGAGGGCTTGAAGCTCAAGGCGTTGGGCCATTGTAAACACTCCCTAGCCTCAGCAGCAGGCGAGGACTCTGAACTTCGACGCTAGTCACAGTCCAAAGAGTCCCCGCCCACTGAATATACTTGATCAGAAAGAAGTGTTCGATGGCGTATTGATCCGCAACTATGCGGATGGAGTTTCCAACTGAAATGTCGGGGTTGAGCTTCTCTCCTTCTTCCAGGTTTCGAGCGTTTCTGATCACATCTCCGAAATATGGGATCTCGGTGATCTGATCTACCCAAACACCAGAATCTGGAGGAGACTCTACGGTTTCTCCGTATCCAATAACTCCATAAAATCTTGCCATCTCTACTCCTTAGTTCAGCCCCGGGTCCGGACGGTCCAGGTCGTGTTGGCGTTGCTAGCGAAGTACTTGCCAGACGCCGGCGTGGCGACGATGGTGATGGTCTCATCAACATCGAGCGCCGTCTGTGCACCAGCGGTAAGCGTGTTACCATCGCCGTCCTTGTAGACGACGCCAGTAGTAGCAACGACTGTCGGAACTCCGGTGTCCTCATTGTAGGTCGGAGCATTCGGAACAACGACAGTGTCTGAACCAGAGGCAGCTCTCTTCACGACGATCGCACTCTTGAGCTTGGCAAGAGCTCCCGAGACACGAGTTTCGATCAGGTACTTGTACTGGTTGTAGTCGATGTCGAAGTCATCGAACATCGAAACGTTTCCGCCCTTGTCGGCACCGACAACGTAGTCGTTCAGATTCACGAGAACCGCAACGATGTCCGTCTCTTCCTCCATGACCTCAACCGGAACGATCGAAGCGACTCGAAGCTCTGCAGCAATCTCGTCGAGCGAACGATACAGCCTACGGTTCATCCCGTCAGTGAGCAGCATGAACTGCGCAATGTACGTCTCCGTCGTGAAGAGCGTCGGCAAGCCAGAACCCTTGAACGAACTACGGTTAAGGATGAGGGCGTCGATGATCTCACGAACCGTTGAGCTCGCATCATCGAGGTTGACAGTGACCGTCGTGGTGTACAGAGAGTGATCGCTTGCGATGGGACGGATGTTGCCCTCTTGGATCTTGTCCTCAGAAGAGATGTCACGGCCGTCACCGATGAGAATCGCACGAGCGAGTTCCTCTTCGAGCATGAGCCTCATCTCGGCCTTGAGCCAGGCCACCACATCGAAGTCGGTGATGTCGAGCATGTCGTCACGATCGAGCTTCTGCTTCTTGTAGATGGTCTGAGGGGTGGTGACTCGCTTGGAGACACTGAAGAACTCTTCCTTCTTCAGGTCGCCAGTCACGTAACCCTTTGCACGGGCCTCTTCCATCGTGAGGTTTGCGGCGAGAGTCTTGACTCGGCTGAATGGGCTCTTACGAGTCCCACTGAGCACAGTCGACACCCACTCAGTGCGGCGCTTGTCCCATTCCGGCGTATCGGCCAGGGCCCGAGCTTCCGGGAACAGGATGTCAATGTCATCAATGCCGTGAGAAATGGCATAATTCTCAACCGCTTCCTTGAGGGAGCCGTTCTTCGTTGCATCAGCGACGATACCGGCGACGTCGGCATGAGAAAGGACAACGCCTTTACCGTCCATCAGTGAACCAGGCTTCTCGTCCTTCTTCTCGAAAACGTTGTGGGTCATGGTTGTTTCCTTGTCTTCCTTGTCTTCCTTGTCGGCATCGCCGAGGTTGTCTTGTTGGAACTCGCTCTTTGCGGACTCGAGGGCCACGCCGAGCATGTAGTGAACGACTTGCTTCTGCTCATCGCTCATGGACTCGTAGACGTCTTCAACGGTCTTACCGCTTTCATCGTCTTCTTTTTCGTCTGCGTCGGCGTGAGTGACTTCAGTCTTTACTTCACTCTTCTCGCCTTCATCCTTCTTCTCATCATCGGCATGCTTGAGATCTTCATGCTCCAACTCGAGGCCGGTGTAGATGATCGCTTCGTCATCAATGACATCTTCTCCACCATCGGAATGGCGAATAGTGACGTTCTCGATGAGAGCACCTGGGTTGGCTCCGGCCAAGACAAGACTAACTTCACGAATTGCTCCGTGGAGAACCTTCCCTGCCCGCTCAACCAGTTGATTTGCCCAAATGGACATCTGGTTGATATCGCCATGCTCGAGGAGACCATGTGCGTGCGACGCCTTGTCCGACTTGTTGAAGAAGCCGTATGCGTAGACGCCATCGTCTCTGTTTTCGAGGACAGCATGCCCGAGAACGTTCTCGGGGTCATTGTGCCCATGTTGCCAGACGAGGGGGACCTTCGTCTGATCTTGATGTCGGAACGCACCGGACATGATCGTCCGGCCATCGGTGCACTTGAGCCCCGACTTTGTTGCGTATCCGCTGAAATCAGCTTCCATTTTGACTGTTCCTTTCCAAAGACTAAGTCCCTGAATCTTCTTCTGGTTGTGGCTCTTCTTCTGGTTGTGGCATGTTGCTGTTGATTAGTTTGTCCGCCTTGGGATCCTTCGACGGTGCAAGACCCATAAATCCTCTAATCTCGTTCGCCGAGAGGATCTCATTCCGACTAAACTTGTCGGCAATGTTCGCTAGGTCATTCACAGGGACAAGCTTGAACGGATTCTGGAAGTACTTGATCCTCTGAGTATCTGGGCTGCCCATTCTTTGAATGAACGCCCTCTGCATAGCCTCAATGATGGCAACGATTAAAGGTTCAATGGTTCGGTTGAAGTAGTTCAACATGGCCTTTTCATCGGCCGTACCATTCATTACATCCTCGGTCAAGC